AACTGCGTATGTTGATACTGTAAAACATGCAGCATTGTCAGAATTAGAGTCGGCAAAGCAAGATTTCAAGTCCGCCTATGAATCTGGTGACGCTGATAAGCTATTAGAAGCCCAAGAACGCATGACAAATGCGAAGTTTCGGATGGATAAAGCAGAAAATTATCAACCACAGTTTAAAAAAGCTTCTCAAGAAGAACAATTTGATGTACAAATACCACAACCGCAAGTAAATGCGCCGGATCGTAAAGCTGTTGCATGGCAAAAGCAGAACGATTGGTTTGGTTCAGATGAAGAAATGACCAGCTTGGCGCTTGGTTTGCACGAAAAATTAGTACGTAATGGGATCCCGGCTGGATCTGATGACTACTACGAAAGCATTGATAAAACGATGCGAAAACGTTTTCCTGAGAATTTTGAAGGTGAACAAGAAGTAGAGACTGATGAACCCGCTAAGGTTAATCGGCCTAAAGCTAGTACGGTCGTCGCTCCGGCAACCAGAAGTACGTCTCCGAAAAAGATTCGTATTAGTAAAACCCAAGTCGCATTAGCGAAGAAACTGGGTTTAACCCCAGAGCAGTATGCCCGTGAACTAACTAAATTGGAGGCCCAAAATGGCTGAAGCAAGAATAAAACGTGATGTAGATACTAGAGCAACTTATGAACGTCCTCAACAGTGGGCGCAACCTGAGTTACTTCCTGAGCCTGATAAAGAGGCTGGGTATTCATATCGCTGGGTACGTGTTGCAAACTTGAATACTGCTGACCCACGCAATCTTTCCGCTAAATTACGGGAAGGTTGGGAGCCAGTACGCATAGAAGAACAACCCAAATTTCAACTGTTAGTTGATCCTCAAAGTCGTTTTAAAGACAACATTGAGATCGGCGGCTTGTTATTGTGTAAGACACCAACTGAGTTTGTAGAGCAGCGTAACGCTTATTACGCCAAGCAAAGCGCATCACAGACGGATGCAGTAGACAATAACTTGATGCGTCAAAGCGACCCAAGGATGCCACTCTTTAAAGAGAACAAATCCACGACTAGCTTTGGCAAAGGTAACAATTAACTTTTTAACTTATTAGGAGAATTAAATGGCTTATCCAACCATTTCTGCTCCCTATGGTCTAGAAGCGATTAACCGTGTTGACTTTATGCCCTATGCTGGGGCTACACGTCAACTGCCGATTGCAAGTACTTATAATACTGCGATCTTCAACGGCGACATCGTTATGGTCAAAGGTGGCAATATCATCAAGTCAACTGTAACTATTGACTCTACAACTGACAACACAGCAAACCTCACTTATGGTGTATTTGTTGGTGTTCAGTACGTTAACTCACAGCAACAGACTGTACAAGCTCAGTATTACCCAGGTAATGCTGCTGCTAGTTCTGCTGTAGCTTATATTGTTGACGATTCACAAGCAGCATTTAAAGTTGCTATTACTTTCTCTGGTAACACTACTGTAACTACAGCAAATTCATCTGTTGTTGGTACAAACCTGTCTATCCGTCAAGGTACTGGCTCTACTACTACAGGCAATTCCGGTTTATCCGTTATTGCTCCAGTAATTGGTAGTGGCAATGCAGCAGTTCTGCCTGTTCGTGTAGTAGCAGTAGTTCCAGAAACCGCAACTGGCACAAACGCCTTCACAGAAGTAATCGTGAAGTTGAATAACCCACAAATTCTGTTGGCTGCGGCCCAGAATTATGTCTAAAGGAGCTACTTAAATGGCTATTTCTCGTGCACAGCTCCTAAAAGAGCTACTCCCAGGACTCAATGCCTTGTTTGGACTTGAGTACGCTCGCTACGGCGAAGAACACAAAGAGATCTATGAAACAGAGACCTCTGAGCGTTCATTTGAAGAAGAAACAAAACTGTCAGGTTTCTCTGCAGCTCCTGTCAAAAACGAAGGCTCAGCCATCGCTTATGACAATGCTCAAGAAGCATGGACAGCTCGCTACAACCACGAAACTATCGCTCTTGGCTTTAGCTTGACTGAAGAAGCAATCGAAGACAACCTCTACGATTCTTTGTCAGCTCGCTACACTAAGTCTTTAGCTCGTGCTATGGCTTATACCAAGCAAGTTAAAGCTGCTGCTGTATTGAATAACGGCTTCACTACCGGTTACAACGGTGGCGATGGCGTTCCACTCTTCAGCGCATCACACCCATTGGTATCTGGCGGTACAAACAGCAACGTTCCATCTACTCCTGCTGACTTGAATGAGACTTCTTTGGAAGCCGCTGTAATTCAAATCGCTGCTTGGACAGATGAGCGTGGTCTCTTGATCGCTGCTAAGCCTAAGAAGTTGGTTGTTCCTCCTGCATTACAGTTCGTGTCAACTCGTTTGCTCGAAACTGAATTGCGTGTTGGTACAAACGACAACGATATCAACGCTATCAAGAACAACGGTTCTGTCTCTGAAGGTTACTGCGTTAACCACTTCTTGACCGATACCAATGCTTGGTTCCTGACTACTGATGTTCCAAACGGTATGAAGCATTTCGTTCGTACTCCTTTGAGCAACAGCATGGACGGCGACTTCGATACTGGTAACGTTCGTTACAAGTCTCGTGAGCGTTATTCTTTCGGTTGGTCTGATCCACTCGGAATGTTCGGTTCCGCTGGAGCTTAAGTAATGCCCCGCTAACGGTTTCGACTGTTAGTAGCCCCCTCGCTCAAAAGGCTTGGGGGCATTTTCTTTATAAAGCTTGCACTTATTTTTAAATGTAGTAATATCGTAGAAACCGGGGAAACCGGCTTGTCAAACTGTCCCGGCAGACAGCATATTGATTGATAAGCTTATCTTATATGCAAGGAAAATTTGTTATGACTTTAGCTACTACCTCGTCTTTATGGCGTTCTACAGGTGGCGATTCAACTCGCACCGCTTATGCTGGCTCCATGGTTATGGCTGCTCAGTTTTACATCGCTAATACTGCAGCAACTTCCAACGTAGTCATTTCTTCGGCTACTGACGCTCCAGCCCTTATTCTTCCAGCTAACGCAGTTGTTACTGAAGTTATTATTTCTGGTGCTGCTGGTGGCAACTCTGCTGCTAACATAGGGTTTACCCCACTAATCGGCGTAGGCCCTGGGCAAACAACTACCCTTGGCACAAACGTCCCAAACGCTTTTGTATCTGCTGGAAACGTAGCTGCTCGTGTAGTATTTACTGTTGCCACTGGTGGCGCATCAATGGGTAACGTAGCTAACGCTACTAACTTGATCGTTGTTACTAGCGCTCAAGGTTCTGCGGGTGCAAACGCTGGTGCAATTACTGGCGACATCATCTACTACGTTGCGGACAACGGTCAGCAAAACGTTTAATTAATCTAGGGGGATTCGTCCCCCGCTTAAATCTTTAGGAGATTAATTATGGGTATGCAAACCGATGTACTGTCGTATCACACAAGTAGTTCAGGACTTATTTATGACGGGCGAACACGCTTAAAAGGCGTGGTTTTATCCCCTGTTGCATCTATAGTTTATAACTCATGCTTTGTGGATACTGCTGGGTCTTTGGCTGGAACTTATGATATTCCAGGTACAACAACTTGCACAGTAACAAGTGCTAATCATGGCTTGTCAAACGGTTCTAGAGTTGCTATTAACTTTACCAGTGGTACAGCACAAGACGATGCTTATACCGTGGCAAACGCAACGGCAAATACATTTACTATAGCTACAGCATCATTAACTACTAGTGGTAATGCAACAGTGTATTCTAATATTCTGATGGAATTAGACTCTGCTTCTGGAACTGCTTTTTATACTTTAATTCCAGGCGAAGGTATTGTTGCTACACAAGGTCTAGCTGCTGTACTACCAATTGCCAACGTAAGTGCGACTGTTTTTTACGGATAAAAATAGACCATGATGCAATACGATGTTAAATCGGCTCATGCAACTAATACAGGGCTACTTGCAACTCAAGACCCTGTAAGATTAAAATCTATTACAGTGACAAGCGGAACTGTGTCTGCAAGAAACACCGCTGTATGCGACCCAACAGTGAATGAGTCTGGCACATATGCTCGTACAAGCCCAAGCACTACTATTACAGTAGCTATGACAAATCATGGTTTTACTACTGGGCAAAGGGTGTTTTTAGATTTTACATCTGGAACAGGGCGAGATGGTGTATATGCTGTTACAAGCACAGGAGATAATACTTTTACTTGTGCAGATGTTGCATCAACTACTACAAGCGGTAACGTTACGGCATACAGTAGTATTGCTGTAGAGATTGATACTTATAATACAGTTGGTCTTCCTATCAAGATTCCAGGAGAAGGCATTTATTGCCCTAATGGTATTTTTGTAGGTTGTGGATCTTCTGTAACTGCAACGGTGTGTTATGGCTAAGAAGACCCCATCTCTTTCCATTGGACGTGGTGAAAAGCTACCAGCTTCTAAAGGCGCTGGGCTTACCGCCAAAGGCCGTGCTAAGTATAATGCGGCTACTGGCTCGAATCTAAAGGCTCCACAGCCCGAAGGTGGTCCACGTAAAAAATCTTTCTGCGCCCGTATGTCTGGTATGCCTGGACCAATGAAAGATGAGAAGGGTAAACCTACTCGTAAAGCGGCTTCACTAGCCCGATGGAAATGTTAAAATGAGTATTGACGCAATTGAAACTGCTAGAGAACTAGCAACACACGCTAGTAATATTGAACATTTACAGGTAGATATGGACAAAATGGTAAAGGAGATGGCTGAAATTAAAACCACACTCCAAAACATAGAAAGAACTTTGTCTGAAGCTAAAGGTGGGTGGAAAACATTGATGGCAATTGGTGGTGGTGTTAGTCTTGTTACTGGAATTATTGGTGTAATTGTTGGATACTGGAGTAGTAAGTAATGCCAAGCGTATCAAAAAAACAGCACAATTTAATGGCGGCAGTCGCTCACTCGCCAAGCTTTGCAAAAAAGGTGGGCATCCCAACGACTGTAGGTAAAGATTTTATGACTGCCGATAAAGGCAAGAAATTTAAGGAAGGTGGAACTATGAAACACTCAGATATTAAAGAAGATATGCCAATGATGAAAAAAGTAGCCAAGCAAGAAGTTAAGGCTCACGAAAAGTCTATGCATAAAATGGCTAAAGGTGGCGTAACCCGTGCTGACGGATGCGTTATGAAAGGTCATACCAAAGGTACAATGATTAAGATGAAGTCCGGCGGGATGTGCTAATCATGCCATACGAAGAAACTGGCAAGCAAAAAGAAAAGCGTGAGGCTTATTACAAGGCCAATAAAGAACGTGGTATTCGTGCTGAAAAACAGCAAGAGTATGAGCGCTTTGGCACTACCGAACAGAACATTCCCGCTGTTGATACTATGGGTAATGTAACTGGTATGAAAAAAGGTGGATCAGTAAAGTCCGCCTCTGCCCGTGCTGATGGTTGCGCTATTCGTGGAAAGACAAGAGCATGAGACCATCTCGTGGTATGGGTGATATCGCCCCTTCTAAAATGCCAAAAGGTACTAAGAAGCCTCGTAGAGATAATACGGACTTTACTCAGTTTGCTGAAGGTGGGAAAGTCAAACCAGGACTATATGCAAATATTCATGCGAAGCAAAAGCGTATTGCTGCTGGCTCTGGTGAAAAGATGCGTCCTGTTGGATCTAAGGGTGCGCCTACTAAAGCGGCATTTACTCAATCTGCTAAAACAGCGAAGAAAAAATAATGGCAACAACTGGATCAACCGCATTTAATCTGGATGTAAACGATCTAATCGAAGAAGCATTCGAGAGATGTGGCAAAGAGCTGCGTACTGGCTATGATTTTAAAACAGCCCGCCGTTCTTTAAACCTATTGACTATTGAATGGGCTAACCGTGGTATTAACCTCTGGACAGTTGAACAGGGCGTTATTCCAATGGTTACGGGACAGGCTATGTACCCATACCCAGCAGATACTATTGACCTTATGGATATGGTTATCCGTCAAAATAACGGTACCTCTAACCAAATAGACATCAATATCAGCCGTATTGCAGAGCCGACCTACATGAGCATACCAAACAAGCTCACACAGGGCCGTCCGATTCAGGTGTATATCAACCGTCAGTCAGGCCAAGAAAACCTCTCAGGCGCCCTTTTAAGCGCTAATATAAGCTCTACTGCCACAACGATTGATCTAACCTCCACAAGCGGTTTAACTTCTTCTGGATTTATTAAGATTGATAACGAGACAATTAGCTATCCAAACATTAACGGAAACCAGTTAATCAACTGCGCCCGTGGTCAGAATGGTACTACTGCAGCAGCTCATACGGCTAGCGCCACAGTTACCGTACAGAACCTGCCTTGCATTAATGTCTGGCCTACGCCTAACTCGCCTGGAAATCAATATACATTCGTGTACTACCGCTTACGCCGTATCCAAGATGCTGGATCTGGCATATATGTACAAGATATCCCATTTCGCTTTATTCCTTGCATGGTTGCTGGACTCGCTTATCAGCTATCCACCAAGCTTCCTGATGTAGATATGAACCGTATTCCAATGTTAAAGATGGATTATGAGGAGCAATTTAGGTTGGCGGCTGAGGAGGATAGAGAGAAAGCTCCAATCCGTTTTGTACCTCGGAATATGTTCTACGCAAGGTAAGATATGCCTAATCAATTTGCATCAGGTAAGTACGCAATTGCGGAATGTGACCGATGTGGTTTTAGATACAAGCTTTCGGATCTTAGAACAGAGGTTGTAAAGACCAAGCCGTTCAAGATTAAAGTTTGTCAATCATGTTGGAACCCCGATCAACCTCAGTTACAATTGGGTATGTACCCGGTGAACGATCCGCAAGCGGTTCGGGATCCACGTCCTGACGTAAGTTATCGGCAGTCTGGTACCAATGGTTTGCAGATTGATATTAACGGTGGAACTGGTCCAGACGGGCTAGGAAACCCAGATATGGGCAGTAGGATCTTTCAATGGGGCTGGAACCCTGTTGGCGGAGCAAGGTTGTTTGACAATGCTTTAACGCCAAATGACTTGATAGGTAACACACAAATTGGTACAGTATCGGTTAGTACAACTTAGGAGTCATTATGACATTCAAAAAAGCAGCAGACGGCGTAACAAAAACTGGCAAAACCAAAGGTAAAAACCTTGGTGATTCAGGTCCAACCTTAGCCATTCAAACTGGTAAAGGCAAAAAAGGTGCATCTACCGTTACTGGCGCAGCAATGAAAGCTGTTGGCCGTAATATGGCTCGTGCTAACAATCAGGGATAATCATGGCTAAATTTTCTAAAAAAGTTATGGGTAAAGAGGTAGGCAGTGCTGATGTCTACGCTCAGCCCCATACTATGAAAGGCAC